GAGATACAGGTCTTGTACATGAGACTGAGACGGACTTCGAGATAGAGCAGACAGGAGACACAGATGACAGTGACTTCTAGGTAAAGGAGACAATATGTCTACAGTCGTATATGACATTGAATGTGATGGTCTCTATGAGGAGGCCACAAAGGTTCATTGTATTGCTTTGAAAGTAGACGATGGACCAACACAGCTCTTTACCGATATTGATAAAGCGGTAGAGATTCTAAACAACGCTGATTTAACGGTGGCTCACAACGGCATCAACTTCGACGCCCCTACTCTGGAGAAACTAGGTTACAAACTGACGTCTCCTACAAGGGATACTCTGATTATGTCACGACTAGCTCACCCCAACATCAGCATGACTGACGCGAACCGAAAGACTATCCCACCTAAGCTTAAGGGGTCACACAGTCTCAAGGCTTGGGGCTATCGTCTTCGCAAACTCAAAGGTGACTTCGGTGAGACTTCCGATTGGAAAACATACTCCGATGAAATGGGTGAGTATTGTAAGTTGGACGTAGATGTTACTTATGCCTTGTACAATAAACTTCTAGGGCGAAACATACCAGAAGAGGCTATCTGGATCGAACAGGAGTTCGCTCGGATCATTAGCCGACAAGAGAAACACGGTGTCTACTTCAACATCAAAGCAGCGGAGCAGATGCATATTGACCTTATCAACGAGGTCGATGTAGCTGAAGCTAAGCTATTCAAAACCTTCACCCCACTCCAAACATGGACCCCTAAGCCCTACCCCAAAGTTGCCCACAAGCAGAACGGGGAAAAGTCACAGGTCCTAATCAATCAGGAGAAACTTGGTTGTCATTATAACGACCAAGGTGAATGGGGTTACTACAAAGAGGTCCACTTCAATCCATCCAGCAGGCAACACATCGCTCGCTGGTTGTCTGAGGTCTACGGGTGGAACCCCAAGGATCACACAGAGAAGGGTACTCCGATGATCAACGAAAAGGTCCTCGAGGCCCTAGACTTTCCTGAAGGCAAACTACTCGCCCATTACTTCAATGTTGTGAAGCTTAAAGGGCAGTTAGCTGACGGTAAGAACGCTTGGATGAAGATGGTAGGTAGCGGAGACCGTATCAGGGGCCGTGTAAACACCCTAGGAGCCGTAAGTCGGCGCTGTACGCACTCCAACCCCAATATGGCCCAAGTGCCCTCTCCTCGCTCTTATATGGGCAAGGAAGCACGACAGCTATTCACAGTACCTCGGGGTAAGAAACTTGTAGGGGCAGACCTTAGTGGCCTCGAGCTACGGGTCTTCGCACATTACCTCGCTAGATACGACGGAGGTGCTTATGCTGACGTCATTCTCAACGGTGATATCCACACCTATAACCAAAAAGCGGCTGGTCTCGAGACTAGAGATATGGCAAAAACATTTATCTATGGCGTTTTGTATGGCGCTGGAGATGCTAAGGTAGGAGAAATCGTAGGCGGCACAGCTGAGGCGGGACGTCAACTTAAGGAACGCTTCTTTAGGTCCGTGCCTGCTTATAAGAGATTGCTAGATGCTGTAGGCACCGCTTACAAGCAGAACGGCTTTCTCAAGGCACTAGACGGCAACCCATACCACATCCGCTCTGCTCACTCAGCACTCAATACCCTCCTACAGGGAGCGGGTGCATTAATAGCTAAGCAGTGGGTCATCGAAATCGACAAAGAACTAAACAGAAAATACGCAAATAGATATGAGTTCATCCTACAGGTCCACGACGAAGTGGAACTAGAAGTTGATGCTGATATCGCAGAAGATGTAGCGCGTATTTGCGAGGCCTCATCTCTGAAGGCTGGGGAAATCCTAAAGATTAGGATGCCAGTTCACTCAGAAGGTAAGGTAGGAGACACATGGTACGATGTACACTAAGGAGACAACAATGACTGACCCAGTAAACAACCCAGTCCACTACAACCAATCAGGTGGTATCGAGTGTATTGTAGCTATCAATGCTATGACCAGTAACATGAAGGGCGCTGGTGCTTATATGAGTGGCAACATTCTTAAGTACCTGTGGCGTCATGAATACAAGAATGGCCTCGAGGACCTCCAGAAGGCCCGATGGTATCTGGACAGACTAATCGAAGACTATCAGGAGCGCCGCAAATGAACCGGACTAAAACAGCCGTAGGCTTCAGCACCAGACCGCCCACTGACGATTACTCTAAGTGGGTTGAGACGCTCATCCTAACCTCAGGTGAGACCCGCATCGTTGAGAACACTCTCGGCCTTGTGGGGGAAGCTGGGGAGGTCGCTGAGAAAATCAAAAAGAAACTTCGGGATGGCTCGGATGTCAAACCACATGAGATCATCAAGGAGCTAGGGGACGTAGTGTTCTACGCTACCGCACTAGCTAACGCCTTTGGGTCTAGCCTAGCCGAAGTACAACATATAAACCAAGAGAAGCTTAATAGCCGCAAAGAACGTGGTGTCCTGCGCGGAAATGGAGATAGTAGATGAATAAATTTTGGAGATATGTGAACTATCTGGCCACACGGCGAGAGCATAGGGACACAATCAAAACACTCAACAAACTGAGTGATCGGGAACTTAAAGACATTGGCATTAATCGTTCGGACATCGACCGAATGGTGTGGCTTAAAGAAGATAAATCAATGCGAGGACGCGGATAATGAAAGACAACCACCTACCTACCGACTATCAGTCGTTTATTCACAAATCGCGTTATGCTAAGTATGTGGAAGGTAAAGGCCGAGAGAGTTGGTCAGAGACCATTAACCGCTTTATGGTGAATATCGTAGGCGATAAGGTAGACCCAGTCACTTACAAAGAGATTGAAACCGCTATCATAGGCTTAGGTGTAATGCCGAGTATGAGGAGTCTGATGACGGCAGGAGCCGCAGCTGAGCGTGACAACACCTGTATGTATAACTGTAGCTACCTCCCAGTAGATAACGTGAAGTCATTCGACGAGGCTATGTTTATCTTGCTGTGCGGCACTGGTGTGGGGTTCTCAGTAGAACGTCAGTATATCACAAAGCTGCCCGATGTGCCGAAGCTCTACAAAAGCGAAACAAACATCGTCGTTAAGGACAGCAAAGAGGGTTGGGCTAAGGCCCTGCGCCAGCTTATTGCTCTCCTTTACAGCGGTGAAGTTCCTACGTGGGACGTAAGCCGCGTTCGTCCAGCCGGGACACCGCTGAAGACATTCGGGGGACGTGCTTCAGGACCAGCGCCGCTAGTCGATCTGTTCAACTTCACAGTACACACATTCAAAGAGGCCCAAGGACGTCAACTGTCCTCAATCGAATTACACGACATTATGTGTAAGATTGGTGAGGTTGTCGTTGTAGGTGGTGTGCGCCGATCAGCTATGATTAGCTTGAGTAACTTGTCAGATGACCGTATGCGCTACGCAAAGTCAGGCCAGTGGGGGGAAACAAACCCACAGCGAGGTCTGGCGAATAACTCAGTAGCATACACCGAGAAACCAGATGCCCTCTCATTCATCCGTGAATGGACTGCCTTGATTGAAAGTAATTCAGGTGAGCGTGGTATCTTTAACCGTGAGGCTTCAAAGAAGCAAGCTGCAAAGAATGGACGCCGTGATGCAGACTATGACTTCGGTACCAACCCGTGTAGTGAGATCATCCTCCGCCCATTGCAGTTTTGCAATCTAACCGAGTGCGTAGTGCGTTCTACAGACACAATCGAGACACTCTCAGAGAAGGTACGCTTAGCGTCGATCCTAGGCACAATCCAATCGACATACACTAAGTTCCCTTATCTTCGTAAGAAGTGGGCAGACAATACCGAAGAGGAGCGTCTGCTGGGTGTGTCACTGACAGGCATCATGGACAATCCATTGATGACTACAAAGAATAAGGGGCTCGCTAAGACACTCACCCACCTCAAACAGGTAGCTATTGATACAAACAAAGAGTGGGCTGAGAAGCTCGGTGTTCCCGTAGCAGCTGCAATTACTTGTGTGAAGCCCTCGGGAACAGTCTCGCAGCTCGTAGACAGCGCCTCCGGCATCCACGCACGCCACAGCCGTTACTATATCCGCACAGTCCGTGGTGATATCAAGGACCCTCTAACACAGTTCATGAAAGACCAAGGCATTCCTAACGAGCCTTGTGTCAGTAAACCAGACCAGACTGTTGTGTTTAGCTTCCCTATGAAGTCACCAGACAATGCTGTAATCACAGAAGACCTGACTGCAATCAAGCAGCTGGAGATGTGGTTAGCATATCAACGTCATTGGTGTGAACACAAACCCTCGGTTACGATTAACGTCAAGGCTGATGAATGGTTTGAAGTAGGTGCTTTTGTACACAAACACTTTGATGAGATGAGTGGTGTAAGCTTCCTGCCGTTTAACGGCCACATTTACCAACAAGCTCCTTATCAAGATGTAGGCGCAACTGACTACAGAGAGCTTGCTAAGATAATGCCTAAGGCAGTCGATTGGTCCAAACTCTCAGACTATGAGAACGAAGACAACACAGCCGGATCACAGACGCTGGCTTGCAGCGGCGGTACCTGTGAGATTGTTGACTTAACCTAGCTCCCTCCACCTGAGCAAGTGCCTAAACTGCTCACTAACCCAAGGAGAACACCCAATGACTAAGATGCTCTTTATTGACATCGAGACTGCCCCGATCCTAGGCCACGTATGGAGCCTCTGGAAACAAAACGTAGGCCTTAACCAGATCAAAGAAGACTGGTACATTATGTCTTTCTGTGCCAAATGGGCAGGAAAGGATGAGATCATTTACGAAGACGGTCGCGATGCACCTGAGGATGATTACTCAATGTTGCTGACACTTCATAAACTTCTCGATGAAGCAGATTACGTAGTAGCCCACAATGGTGACCGCTTTGACATCAAGAAGATCAAAGCCCGTATGATCCTAGCTGGGCTCGCACCCCCATCCCCATTCAAATCAATCGACACTCTGAAGATCGTAAAGAAAGAGTTCGCATTCACCTCTAACAAACTCGCATACCTCACAGATAAGCTCTGCAAGACCAAGAAGCTGGACCACGCTAAGTTCGCTGGTTTCTCACTCTGGACTGAGTGCCTCCGTGGTAACCTCGAGGCTTGGGAAGAGATGCGTGAATACAATATTGTAGATGTTGTGTCCCTCGAAGAGCTTTATGAAATTCTTCGTCCTTGGTCTTCTATGCATCCTAATATCAATGCACAGACCGACGATGAGTCCGTAGCTTGTCCTAAGTGTGGTTCACATCACATCGTTAAACGTGGTTTCTTCTATACTAACAAAGGAAAGTTCCAGCGTTACAACTGCCAGACCTGCCACGGCTGGTCATCATCGACTATGACATCTAACACAAAAGAAAAGCGGGCATCCCTGCTGCAATCACGATAGGAGACAACAACAATGAGTATTCTTAAAGCCTACCGCGCTGACTTCGCAACACGCGATGCCGATGATATCCTGACCTCGTTTCAGAACACACTGGAGAAGGCTTTAGATCGAGGTGATCTGGGCCGAGATGAGGTCGTAGCCCTCGTAGCATTCTACGCAGAGTTCGGCGTCGCTTACCTCCGTCAAGTAGCTTATACCTTCCGTGATCCTAAGGGGTCACAGGAGAGTATGAAGTTTATGAATAGTGTGATTGCTGAA